AACTTATCGCTCTCCGCTGGGATTAACCCGCCTCACCTCTAACGAGGTGAAGCCCACCGAAACTTGATGTTGACGGTTTCGGAACGTCCGGCACGCTGTAGGTGTGTTGGATCTTGGAAGGGTTTGATCCCTCTCTTCAGAAACACCTTGAGGAGAGCCCCATAGCCATCCAATTCGGATTGCTTGGAGCGACTCTTAATTACATAGCCCTTAACCAAGGGGCGATGTAGGTTCGAGTCCCATCTCTCTGAGTCATACGACCCAGAGAGATCATGTCTCCCAAGAATTGGGCTCCCGGGCAAAACCCGGGGGAACTTGATAAGGTGGGAAATTTCCTTATCAAGCCACTGTACTGTACTTTCGTACAACCCAGTCAGGGCCAGCTGATTTCTCAGCGATACAGTGGAAACCAATTCACGAACGTGCTGCTTCGTCGAAGGAAACATTTCACGAACACGGACAATAGAAACGTCCGTGCCAGCGTAATAATCCTTGCCACAAGATTCACGGAATTTCCCATTCCAGAAACTCTTGTTGACATTCACTTTTGCACCAAAATGCTCGAGTGAATCGACTACAGCTTGCACATGGTCTACAGGGACGATAATATCATCCCCGTAGACGCGCACGGAACCCATAAAGGACTTTATATCTTTACGGGTTAGATGGCGATTGAGCGACTTTTCGATCCCGAGGAATACCATGGTGCAAAACACCATAGCCTCAAAGGGAAAGCAAAGCGCTGAACCCATAGATGCGAACTTGGCCAGACGGATCACTCCGTGGCCAGGTACATCAGCTTTTCTTGAGCGACAGGCATCAACGCATTCCAGAAGGAACGTGTGATCGCCCAGAAGCTCTCTGACGAGCTGATTGGAAACACGATCGCTAGCCTCACTCAAATCGAGTGTGGCCAGATTCCCAAATTGGGAACCTGACTTCGCCAGCCGCTGGTTAGGCAGCTGACTTGAGAAGTTAACGAAGGCCCGAGGAATTTCAAATTCCTCAAAGCCGTCACAGATCATCTCTAAGATGCCTTGTTGCACATATTGCATTGCAACCGGCTCAATGGCGATGATTCGCGGTGTTTTCAGCGTCTTAGGAACATGAATAACCCTTACGGGTCGTTCACGTCCAGGTTCGCGGAAGTCCACACGGTGGAGTTCAGTATACTGACTCCAGCTAGCGGCAGCATTCTCTATCCAAGGGAATACTGCTTCTAGACGCTCGGTCCACTCATACTGATTGTATTTCATGTTGCCATGAATACGTTCAGCTGTGGCTCCGGGCCCGTGCCTGGGTACTAATTCTCCTCCGTAGAGCTTACGCTCAAGATCGGAAAGGAAATCGTCCCAGAGGAGGCGAGCAACACGCCTGTAGTCCAGCTTATCGCTAGGGCTAAGACGGCGATCCACGCCACGGACTTCTGACTCACACTGGATGAACTTCGATAGCGCGGCCTTGATTCGTTCATTAGAACACTCCAGGTTAATCTTGCCAAACACCAGCGTGAGCTGGCGCAAAGCATGAATTGCGTCTACCGAGGGATTGTCCAGCAATCTACCATCACCACGACTGAAGATCAGATCGAGAAAACCTCCGAATAAACGGGGGAGCTCCCCTGCCTTTGAGAAACCTCTAAAGGCAGATGGATCTACGAAACCCTGGTCAAGACTTCTTTCAAAGTCCTTACCAAAGTTCGTAAGGGTAATAGTCAGAAACGACATACCCTCGTCTTCAGTTCTAGAGACTACGGTTTCGTAGTCTCTGTGGGTGCTAGTGCCACATCTGTTGCCTGAATCTTCAAGCAACTTTTGAAAGAACAATAGCAGGCTTTTCATCCATTCCTCGCTAAATACGGGGTAAAGGAATCCCTGCTACACCACCTCGGAAGACCCAATCGTAGGTTTTCAGCCTACGATTCGCCGCCAACAATCTTGACGGTGGCCGCATTCGTGGAAGCAGTAAGGAAGGCCGCAAGGCCCGCCACTGCATCCTTAATCTCAGTAACCGTGAACCCCACCTTGGGGCTATCGATTACGAGCTGAATGGACTCCGAATACTCCTGGTTGACGCCCGTCATAAACGGGTCAGCAGCCACCTTCGTGACATCGAGCCGCACAAGGCGGCGATTACGACGTCCGTAAGAGTGACTAATGCGCAGCTTAACGTTGCCGTCAGCCGAGGAGTAAGTCGAAGTGTTCTCACCAGTGCTAGTGCGAGCAAGAGTGTTCGCAGTTCCAGCAATGGTGACGGTCTGAGGGTCCGAGAATGCCATAGCATTATCCTTTCAAATAGGTGTACTCTGGGCTGAATACCCAGAGAGGTGTCCCTATGTATGACTTTCATACTAGGGTGTCCTTAAATTCGGCTAACGCCGAGTGCAAGGAGAATGGCCTGTTGATACGGAGTCAAATCCGCGAAGGTCAGACCAAACCCGAAAGGAGATGCACGATATCTAACCTTACGTTCATACGTAACGGTGTTAGAAACACGGCCAATATTGCGACGCAATGATTCGTTAGCAAAGCTAGCGTATCTACCCTTTAGGGTAATCGGCTCCTTCGTAGTACGCTCGCGCGTAATACGAGTGTGTTTCATGATATATGCATGGTGAATGTTCACGTGATCTGTCGATAGACTGGTAAGATTGCCGACTACGTCGCCAATATTCACAAACCAGTCTATAAACCACGTCCACGGGGCGAGGTTATAAAGAAGTTCTGGATCGAGCCTGGTGCCCAACAAAATGTTGGCATCATTTTCGATTTTACCCAGATACTTCAGTGCCTCGGGTACATCCGGAAATGCAAACCGGTATGCACCTGAGAACCACATCCGAGAATACTCGGTGTAGTTCTCTTCCCAGTAGAGTGTCGAGGAGCCAGACGGTACATCTATAGTGGAGCCTAGGCCCCACGGAGTGTTCATAGAACCAGAACCCTCCACAGTTGTTGTCTGGCTTTGAGGATCAAGATACATCCTACGACTAAGTAGTTTACCTACCTCATCGTAGCGCTTTTCTAGGAGTTCTCGAGACCGCGAAGCGGCTTCGGCAACTTTCATGACATCCCTAACAAGGGGTGCCCATCCAAACTGATAATTCAGGTATTCGCTACCAGCGGAACGGAAACCGTCCCGAATGGTGCGAGACCTAAGGGCAATTGAACCAATAAGAGCGGGAATCCCGTCCTTACGAAGTTCGCCCAAAGCTTGGCCTAGATCAGCATGTGACAACTTCGGCTTAGTTTTAGCAATAAAGCTGGCTCCGTGGGTCCACAATTCCTGCTTTTCAGCAAGAAGCTGTAGATCCGTTCGGAAGTCAACAGATTGCAAAGGCCACATCATTGGTCCGGCATAGGTTCCGGAACTGGCAATGCCAGATCCCTGAACCCAATGCTTCACCAGCGGGTGGGAATAATCCCAAGTACCCGACTCAGTGACAAACTCATGCCCGAAGTCATGATTCTTGATAAGCTCCCATTGGTCGCGATTCCAGACTGACTTATCTCCTCGGAGATAACGCTGGTACTTGCGCCAACTAGAGCCTGCATTGACATCCCTAGTACGTTGAGAACGGCTAGGACGATTAAAATCGCCCCAACCGCTATCCACATACGCTGACGAAACAACTTTTCCTCTCGGAACTGTTTCGACATGGGATTTCATCCTCTCTCGATAAATGGTAGATCACCTCCCTTCTCAGAACCCGGTGTATTCCGGGAGAGTGACTAGCACCCTGGGTGCCCCTTAG